AGTAGGTGTTGGAGTAGGTGTTGGAGTAGGTGTTGGAGTATCAAGAGGGCGCAATAAGGTAGAGCGTGCTTCATTTGGAGCCATTTTATCTACCATGGTTTTAGGATTAGCATTACCAGCATGTAGCTTTACACACACATATTCATTTGTATAAAAATCACCTTTAAAGATATGCTTAACATTTAATATAAACCAATAACCATCGATTTCTTCTTTATTATCAGTATCTATGGTAGTATTGTTTGCTTTTGATTTTATTCTAATAAATTTACCTGCTTCTCTATAAGTATTACCCTGCACTGTAAAGGTAATAGCTGTATTATCGTAAATAAAGCTTTTAACAAGTGTGTTTTCAATATATGTTGTGGTTAAAGTATCAGAAGGTTCTAATATTTTTTTAAGAACCACCTGAGTATTAATTTTTTCATCAAAACTTCTTTCAGGTAAATTAGCAGGGAACCCATTCAGTAACCATGTCGAAAAATACGACCTGACATCCCTATAGAGAACAGTTTTTGTTTTTATCTTTGTGAGATCTTCGCCTAAGTTAGAGGAAATAAAATAATCTATCCATTTATTACTAAGTACATCATCTTGATTTACACGTATAATGTTGTAAGAGTCAATAAAATTTGTATTTAAGGCGGAATTAGAATCTGAATTACCTACAATAAATTCTTCTGTTACATATTTCGATAAATCCTCTACGCCATCCCTGTATAGCTCATAAAATTTCGATGTATAGTTTGAAAGCGGTTGAAGTGTAATCTTTCGTTTAACAATCTCGCCTCCTCCTACCTCTTCCTTTATATTAGTAGTAGATATTATAGCTGGTCCGTGGCCTGTATAAGAGCAATACTTATATAACTCACTTATTAGGTCAAAGATAGATTTGACTTTATTACCATCGTAAAGGTTACTTATAGAAATAGTTTGCGATGCTTGACCGGCTAATATAAATAAATTATCCTTAAAATCCTCTGTTTCTTTGCTTAAATCTGAGACCGATTCTTTATTACACAATTTAAAAAGGTCGTATATAAGTTGACCAGGTGTATTAGTATTACCATGTTTTAAAGTAACACCAAAACTAGATTCTACTTTTGTACGAGCTATAAAGTAATCCTCAAACTCAAAATTTATAGATTTATCAATAATATTAGTTGATGTTTCTGCATTTCTTGTTATCATTGATAAAAAGTCTATACTTACCTTTGAATCGTTATTAAGTTTAGCAAAATCAGCATTTTTAATACTAATATACATACAGTTCATACCATTTACATCCATTACCTTTAACTGTTGGAGTATATTGTAGAAATTAGCTATACTACACTTACCTATAAGACCAAAATTAGCTATGTTATCCTCAATTTCGAGATATTCAATAGCTCCTTTAGGTATAGGTAGATAAATCTCCTCACCAGACTTAGTATTTACTAGAGCAAGCTCAAACTCATAAATACTATTATTAATATTAGCAGTCTTACTCATCTATTTACTTGATTTAATATATTAGTAAGAATTGCATCAACATTTTCTGGTAAAAAATACTTATATTGCTTACCAGGTTCAGCGTAAAAAATATTTTTTGGCTTATTAACAAGCAATATCAACCACCATAGTTGAATGGTACCATATAACTGATATGAAAACGTAGTCCATGGTAATTTCTTATTTAAAGATATTGTACCTAACAAGCTCTGTTCAATATTATCAGGTATTGTTACCTTATTAAGGATATTATAATAATAATAAGAATCCTTAGATCCTTTCTCAACAATATACAATTTAAAGATATTTTCATATCTTGAAATATCTAAATTAGGTAGACTAGGTATATCTTTTTGTAGGGTGCCAGTAATCATCTAAAGCTTGTGTTAATTTTAAATCCGAAATCTTTTGATGCCATCATGTTACCAATATCAGCCAATAGACTTGTAAATGTTATACTTACTTCATAAGCTTCTGGTATTGGTGTAATAATTTGCTGACCTGTAGGTAAAACTACTTCAAGATTTCTTTGTGTGCCTTGGAAACCAATTGACAGATTACTAATATAACAATACGGCATATATTTTATACCAGGCACTGTTAGTGTGTAAATTTTTGGTGGAATTATTCTTGAAAACGATGTTCTGTAAGGCTTATTTTGATATGCTAAAATCCAAAGCAGTTCATAATTTTGCTGATACGGTAAGGTATTACTAGATGGGTTATATGTATTAAGAAGAGGAAATGATACATTTACACTCTCACCTTCTGCTGGATACTGGAAATATTTTGGCTTCTCAATAAAAGTACCGGGTTGAAGTATATTTAGCGTACCTGCTGTCTCGGCAACTGCATTCATCATTGTATTGAACCCCTTAGCGATTCCTGTTTCATTTTGAGCTTGTTGTGCCCAGCTACTTGTTATAGAATAATTATTACCAAAATAAGGTAGTACATAATGAAAGCCTGTCTTTTTTGTGAGATAGATACCTATATACGATTTAAGTGTATCAGTACTAAGTAAAGCTGTATCTTCTTTGTTATCGATTAACTTTTCAATCTTTTGTTGTAGCTCTTTAATAGTAGTTTCAAAGCTACTAGTAGCTGTTCCCGTCGCCCCCAAAAAACGGCCTAACGAGCTATTAAGAATACTAACTATAGATGTTAAGATTTTATCCGACGTTCCTTTCAGCATACTTTCAGTACCTTCTATCCCCGTCTTATTTAAAAATGTAGTGATATAATATAATGCTGACGAAACAAGTGAGTTAGCTTGTTGAGATCTTTCAACAAGGTACATAGCTGGTATATTTTGTATTACACCTCGCTTCGGTGTAATTGACCACACAAAATCACTACGAACATCAATAATCTTTTGCTTAGGTACTAATTGAATATTACCATTAGTATTATCACTACCAAAAACCAAATCAGCATTTTTTATATTTTGTGTCTCAGCGTAAAGTGCGTTTGCCATATAAATTAGTTAGTTACAAGGGTTTGTGAGGTGAAATTATCTCTGAAGTTGCTTGGAGATGTATTAGTACCTCTACTTGGATTATTTATAACAGTGTTACCACTAGGTTTACGTACAAGTTGTGTAAGTAATTCAATCATTGTACCTTGACGTTTTATTTGCTCTTCTAATGCTAACTTAGCAAACTTATTATGTTCTACAACACTCATAGGTGCAATATTTTCTGACTTAGAATTTATTAAGTTATCAATAGCACCACCAGTCTTCATGCCAAGTAACTCATCCTTATTATTAAATGGGTAAACCTTGTTACCTTTAACTATAAAATCTTGAAGTTCTTGGGTACCTGTAATATACGCGCCAAATTTCTTTATTAAGTTAGGCGATACCATTTTCTCAACTAGTAATTCACCTAAATATCTGCCTGCAAAATCACCTGCGACAGCTCCTGCTATTGTACCGATACCAGGTATAAACGAGAGAGCAGCTCCACCAAGAGCGGCTCCACCAAGAGCAGTAATAGCTTCAACAACCCGCTTACCTGCTTTCAGTCTCAAATCATCGAGAGATATGGCCTTGCTATCATACTCTGATTTAAATTCTAGTATATCTTTACCAGCAAAAAGACCTTCTATTGCTGGCGCGACAAGAGGTATAGATCTAAAAACTTTACCTATATTACTTGACCCACCTTTAAAAAAACTACCTACAGCTGAACCAATTTTACCTGTTATAGCTTTTGTTAGTTTACCACCTAACCTAGCAGCACCCCTAACTGCAATGCCGGTTGCCTTAGCAGCACCCCTAACCACAGTGCCGGTTGCCTTAGCAGTACCCTCAACCACCGTACCGACTATCTTTGCAGCAGGTTTAAGTACCTTTTCAAATACCTTTTTAGAGCCTTCTTTAAGTAATTTAACACCGGGTATTTTTTCCAGAGCCTTAAAAGCTGCGTCTTTTACTTTTAAAATGCCACCTATAATATCATCAACAAATCCTTTAATTGACGTGATAATATTATCCCACACGGACTTTAAACCATTTTTAACAGTTGCGACTTTCTCCATAAAGCCTGTGTAAAATTTAGAGCCTTTAATTTTATCTACTAGCTTACCAGCCCAGTTAAAGAGCTTACTACCTAACCACTTAATACCAGCTAAAATCTTGCTACCAGCCCACTTCATCGCAGACAATAGCTTTTGAGGAATCCATTTTATAGCAGCCCACAATTTACTACCTATACCATTAAAAAACGCACCTAGCTTATCCTTAACAGCCGCAAGTGCTTTATTTAATAGTGTCTTAATATCACCAAGACCTAGAGCTCCTAGAAGCTCGTCGAGCATACCCATTAAATCGTTTTCTTTTTCTTGCTTTTGAATAGGTACAATCTTATCTTTGATGGCTCCTAACCCTCTTTGCTTATCAGGGGTTAGATCACCTAGCTTACCTGCTTCAGGCTTTGGAGCATAATCACCTAGTTTCCAGACTTTGCCGAGAACATCTGCAATATTTTTGAATCTAGTTATTTCAGTACTCTCTAAACTTGGTTTAACTTTATCTTCTTTATCTTCATTATCTTTAATAACAGATGAGTGAGAAGATACACCTCTAGGCTCATCCTTTATTTTACGTAAAGATGTAAATATACTAACTAAATCGCCAATCGAGTTTTTAATGTCAGTAGGCATTATATAGTTATTTATTCACTAGTTAGGAAGCTACCGTCAATATTTAACTTAGCCCCATCACTGTAGGTGAATAAATCTTGCTCGTACTCCTTATATGCGGTAATAAATTCTAATATGTCGTTATTAAGCTTAAGAGGTAAGTTCTCAATAATGTTCTTTTTATCATAGGTACCTAACTCACTAAAGGTAATTAGAGTATCATCGATTTGAATCGTTTCAATAAACTTCATTATTTCATAAGCAAGCAATATGTTAATAGAATTACCTACCTTCTTCTCATCAGATGTAAACTTAGAAATCTCTATTACACTTTTCTCTGTTATCTTAGAGTCAAGCTCTAAAGACGGTATAGTTAATTTGACGTCTATACCCTTATAACTAAACTCTGCACTTACCTTAAAGTCAGCCTTATACTCAGGTAATTCAGATAGTAAATAATCCTTATCATCTATTGTTACCTTATCACTTATACTCTGCTTTCTCAACTCAACAAGAATCTTATTGCGATCGTATAACTTAAAGTCACTAAATTGAGTTGAATTTTCGAGTATAATATCATTAAAGATCTTTGTAACAAGCACTGTACCCTCAACACCACCTAGAAGAGATCTTACAATATCTTTGTGTTGCTTTACTGATAGAGCTTTAAACGGTACCTTTTTACCAATAGATGTTACAAATACATCAAAACAGTCCTTTTCGTTAAGCTGCTTTAATTCATCAAGAAAGGATTTAATATCACTCATATGTGTATTTACTCACGAGTTTTATTTTGCAATGCTTTGTTTTGATCGTCAATATCTTTGTTGTATATATTCATTAACACTCTTGAATCCAGAGGGGTGAGGTCTAGAAATGTGTTTCCATCGATATTAAGCTTTGCTGTGAAAATATACATCGTATCAAAAAAGCTTTTTAACCCTGTATTAAATATAGCTAAGATAAACCCCATAAACTCGTTCGATATAATATCCGTATTAATCTCGCTAATCTTAAAGGTTGTATTTTGCTCAACTAATACAAAGGATTGTAACTGTTTTGATATTTGTGATATATAGTTACTTATATGTGAAAATAGTGCGTTGGGTATGAAAGACAATACTTCTTCTTTTTGATCAAGTGATAGGTTATTAAAATCGAGAGTGTTATTGTTTAGTTTAATTACTTTAATAGTACTTAGATATATATCATTAATATCTCTAAAGTAAATGAGATTTGGTAAGCCCAGCTCAACAGTAAAATTTTGAATACTAATTACCCTTTCGAAATCGTTTTGAAAGTGATCTATTTTTTCTAAAATATTAGATATACTAAACTTTATTATATTACCAGAATCATCTGTAAAGGCGAGATCAGGCTCTATAAATACCATCCGCAAAGTAAGTAATGCATAAAATTTATCTATAATATCTAATGATTTATATTCATCATCGAGTAACAATTCAAAAAAATCATTTAACCCTTCTAGATCAGAGTTTTCACAGTACTTAAGAATAGTTTGATAATCTCTATTTTTAAGCTCGGCTAATCTAATATGCTTACCGCTTGGTATACCTACCTTTACCTTAAACGCACTACTCATAACACAGGTATAGTATAGTAATTGCTAAATGCAAAACTTACTGTCTTAGTGACATCACCTATACTAAGATCACTGTAGCTTATTTGATCACCGTTTACTTGATAGGGAATAGCATTCTCAAAAATAAAACTCTTTCTACGCTCGAAATTAAGAGTAGTATAAGGTCCTAATACACCATAAAGATATTGCTCTCTATCACGTGTATAAAAATTTACCATTATATTACACTTAATATCTTCTTTATTATCTTCAATAAGACCCTTATGAGATGCAGCTATGATCCACGGCCTTATAAAGTTATCGATTATATCTACGTTAGTCTCAATAAAGGTAATATTTAGCCCGTTTGAACCACCATAACCATTTCTTTCACCGCCTATATAACTAGGTAAAAATCCCCCTGCACCTGATGTGTACGAATTGTTGATATTAAAAGCATCAGTAGGGAAAGCCACAGAACTTGCAAACATATACCCAAAATTTCCACTATCGTCTGACTGATTCTGATATACATTAGTGATCACCGGCCACTTATCAGGTCCCTCATACTTAGCTAGAATATTGGTTATATTCTTACCTATGTCATCAATACTATTAGCTGCTTGCTCTGATGCAGCAGCTCCACGTGGAAAGAAAGATATAGTCCATAAAAACTTTAGCGGTATATCATTAGACCACTCGCTTTGAAGGTATATACGTAATGGAACAGGTCCTATCACAATGTATTATTGAGCTATAGGCGGATTAATGTAGTAGTGGTATGCAAACGTCGCTGTTACTTCAACAGTTTGACCTGTACCAGCAGCGATTGAATAACTAATATCATTAACCGCTCTTAGTGAAGCTCCAACAAGCTTATAATTACTAATTGGATTGAGGCCTTTATCTAGTTGCGCAAGAGAGATGTAGTAATTCTCATCTGGTGTACCGTAACCACCTGTTGACGTTTGATCGTCAAATAATGCTCGCGAAGCGCCTTCAAAATAGCTACGTAAGTCACTATCAGCATCAAGGTAGAAAGTGATAGAATAAGCTTCAGAACTAGGATAAGTAACACTACCAGGAACGTTAATATTTAGACCCATATACGGCACGGCTACGTTACCAATATTTCTACCTGGAAGGTTTGCTGTTTTAGCATAAATTAACTGACCTTCGCCCATAGGTGGTACACCGGCTATGCTAAGCTCTGTTACTCTAAAGAGAAAGTCTCTAGAAAAGTCTCTATCAGCTGCTGTTCTATAGAAGTTTTGGATATTTTGATTTACACCGGACATACTATTATTTATGTAACTTGATATAGAAAGACAAAAAAAGTCGGCTGAGACTCAGCCGACTTTTAATATAATATTGATTAACCTCCTGCTAGCTCCTGGAAGTTAGTATCAGTACGAGTCGCATAGAAGTTAACAAGAATAAATTCTGCAGACTTAACAGGCTTCAAGTAGATATCCACAACAAGTTCATTATTATCGATAACTGTACTAGTATTGTTGCGTTGATCGCAAACGATAAGGTAATCATAAAGACCTTCAGATTGTTTAACTCTTTCAAAGAATGGCTTAAGTGTATTAACAACACGTGTTCTTGTGAATAGTGTGTTATTCTCGAATAGGAAGAACTTCATTACTGACTTAGTAGCCTTCTCAAGATATAGAAAGCTTCTACGAACGTTAACTCTATCGAACGCGCTTGGCTTGCGAAGTAGTGTCTTTTGACCGAATACTACGATACCTTGATCTGGGAAACGTGTAATTGGGTTAAGATTAATCTTATACAGCTCGTCACGTTGTCTTTGGTTAGGAGCAAAAGCAATATCCATTGCAGCGTTAACCATACCACGGTTAAAGCCAGCAGGCGCTACCCACGGACCAACATCAGAGTCAGTCGATGCCATTTTAGCAGCAACAAAGCCAGAAGGAGGAGCATACATATAGAGTCCGCTATAGTTATCATATACCTTAAAGTAGTTTGCATATGTAGTAGCATACGAGGTGTTAGCATTTTCAAATTGATGTCTTAATGCCCAATAAATATCTGTTGAGAAATTCTTGCCTGGTATATTAATGATCTTTGAATCTTTACCTGTTATGAAGATTTGTCTAAGAGGATCAGCAACGAATAGCACATCGCCACGACCACCATCTTTAATAGGTCCGCAGAATACATTGAATAAGCTAAATACTGTACTGTAGTAATCTCTTGCTTGGGTAGCGGCACCTAGATCATTCGGTGTTCTAAGGGATTCAATTGCTGGAGCTGTCTTAGTATCGTCGAAGTAAGATAGTCCAGTAGCACAAACGGTTGTCCAGATTGTACCGAGACCAGCTTCCGCAATAATATCAACATTGTATACTTCATCGTTTTTAATACGATCGAGAGCACGTGTAATTTTAGAAGGAATATTTCCTACTTGTTTATCAATAACTTTTACTTCACCGTAAGCACCAAGTGGGAATAGAGCATCAGCATAGTCAATTGCAGCAGCAGCATTTTGTAATTGAGTTAGCGTACAACCTGCGTCAGTATAACCACTAAGTGAAGTCGAACCTAAGGCATTTTCAAGTTGCTTTGAAATAATTCTTACTTTCTTAAGAGGTTTACCATTATTGTCAAGTCTAATACCACCAAAATAATCTGACATGTATGGGTTAACAAGAATGTTAATATTTCTTGAATTATTTTCAACGTTTTCTAAGAAGAAGTTAATCGGAGCACCTCCAGCAGAATTATTAATTTGCCTATAATAGCCGATAGAGCCGTTATATCCCTCTTCAAGAAGGTAGCTTAGTGTAGTTGCATCATTTGCAAATACCGACTGTCTGAGTTTAAATACACCAACATTAAGGGTATCAGCAAAGTCGGTAGTAGATGTATCGTAATCTGTAATCTTCTCTTCCATTATTTGCGAGATAGAACCTGTAGCCGGGTTAGTACCGAACGCCGCTGTAGCTGTAAGTGAGAAATCAAATCTTGCTTTAGGCATTCCAACATATGCAGTTAGACCTGTAGTAGGTGCAGCCATTGCTGTTGTGTAAGCAGTGCGTATAGCGTCATAGTCAGTAGCAGGGTTAATATTTGTATTGTCTGCTAAGCCTAAGTAATAACCTTGATACTTACCATCAACAATTGTTTGTCCTTTGTTTACAACGATAACAGCTGCGCTTGAAAGAGCAGATATTGAGGAAAAGCTTGTACTTGTTAAATCGCTCCAACTAAAAAGAGTACCATTTAAAAGATTTTGATAATCTTGTTGAGTAATGTTAAACTGAGTAGGTTTGCCTAGTAAATAAGTACCAGCACTAACATTCATGGTATTAGAAAGACCGCCTGTTGAACTGATCGTACTAATAACAGTACTTGTAAAGATATCACCTGGATCATCTAAACCTGCTACAACAGAAGTCGACACAGCAGCTACAAATGTTCTGTTTTGCTGTGCAGAAAGAATAAAATTAATACCTGAAGTTAAACTAGTAGCAAGCGTCACACCTGCAGAAAGGTTTATCTGTGATGCGATTTTTTCCCTGATAAGCGTTATTGTCGATTGGGGATCTGATACGATAGGTATCGTCCAAGTATTTAGCGCTGCAGTACTTGTGTTGTTCAATCCACGAGCTGGAGCTACACCATCAATAGCAAAGTTGATTGTTACGATACGTCCATTGGAGAGAGGGATATCAAAAGCAGCACCGGAAAGTGCCGCTGCGCGAACTTCAGGGGCGAAGTTTAACGCGACACTGACACCACTTATCATCGTTGTAGTAGCGTGGTTAGAGATAACTTGTGCTGGATAAGCAAGAAGCGAAATAGCACTGCCAAAACCTTCGCCAGTACCAGGACCGTAAGGTAATCTATTTACGAGTAAGGATGCAGTAGAATTGAATGTTGCTTTTACAGTTTGATAAAAGTATCTCTCCGCTGGAGTTTTTGGTGTACCGTAAATTTGCTCAAATTCACTTAAGCTTGATACCGCTAAAACCTCATCTATCGGACCTTGATCTGTGTAACCTGTAACATATACTGTTGTGCCTGCGGGTGTAGGTACTCTAAGAGAAAGATCAACTTCTCCTATTTCAACACCGGGTGAATTAATTGTACGTCTAGCCATACAATTATTTATACATTTGAGGGGGAACTTTTAGTTTAAAAGCATAGTATGCATCTGTGAGTATACGAAAGTAAAGGACGATTCAATCTCACCAGCCTCCCTATAACTAAAGTTAATACCTCCTATTTCAGTGGGGAAGGCTTTTGTGTATGTAAATCTTATTTTTTCGTTATTATATTCATCAAGACCATATACTGTTAAGTCAGTTTGATAGTCTTTAAATACATCATCATCAATTAGATTATCAGCATCAAATAAACCTGTATACTCATTATGTAGTAGATCGAGCCACTTATATATTACCCAGTAATTATTATACTCATTATCAATTGTAAAATTAATTGTTACAGGTGGATATGGACTTTTACTGTGTGTTGAATTATACAGTGTACTACCAGAATATCGTATCTCAAGTGCAGGTACCGTTATTGCTGGCACTACAGTACCGTAAATAGAAAACTGTAGTGAGTCTTGCATCACGGTAGCGTTTTTTCTATCTTGATGCCTATTAATCTTTTTTAACGAGTTAGGTAGTTGAAAGACAAGCTTAAACTTATCAACACGTGATTTATTAAGAACTGATTGCTGATATAAATTAGTGGCCATATGGTTTCCATCCTTCTGCTGCTAGTGTTTCCATTTCTGAGAGTTGCTCTGAGTATCCCATACCAAAAACAATTGGCGTCATGTATGGATTATTTAAGCCTACCACTTCAAAATCGTTATATATAGATGTAGCGTTCTCGAATGTAGCAACACCAAAATCCATAGGTTCAATAGACATTGGCTTACCGTGATCATCTAATTCAAGTATATCAAAGTATCGCTCTGTTATTTCCTTCTCTAAGATGTACAGCGCATACATAAATGACATAACTCTATCGTCATGATAGCCGCTTTTTGCTTTCCATGTGCCGTTAGAATGCCTTACAAAGTCACGCATTTCTTTAAGTGTATTAAGATCTTGTATAGTAACAGATCGTACCTCGTTAACAAAATACCGCATATTCATAACACCTTTATATTTGGTGTTAGTATGAGCTATCATACCCATTTGTGGCCTATTTCTTAGAGCGGCTTTAGCTCCATACGATACAACTTTTTCGTAACCTACATCGAATGCAAGTCTATCAACAACTTGTGCTCCGCAGTTATTACGTTCGATAAGAGCCAATGGTGAACCCCAGTTTAACAGTATAGTATGCACTTTATTAGCAAACTCTAGAGGTGGTATATTTCTATTGTGATATACAGCAACTTGCTTAATATCTTTTATATCTGTAATATCTAGTATTTGTATAACAGAAGCATCCGCACCCACTCCCTCAGATACATCGACACCTGCTACATATACTCTTGACGGATCAGGTTCATTCCAAATTTTATAGTTACCGTCATCTAGTATAATCTTAGGCTCTATACACAGTAATTGCATTTGCGCAAAAAGCTCACTATCAATAGAAGATTCGCCTGATTCAAGGAATACTGTTTCATATTCTTGTAAAAACGATTCTATCGATCCCATAGATTTTATTTCATTTTGCTTCCAGGTTTCATCCCGACCAGGTATATCATACCACCTGACCCGCTCGTATACAAATCCATTTTCACCCTTTTCTGCTCCATCAAACAGCTTATAGAATAAGTTACCAGTACCGTTTGGCGTGGAAGCAATCAGAACTTTTGCGGTTGATGATCGCGATATTGTTGGATATACGGACCGCCAAAAATCATCTAAGATTGAAGCGGGCTCGATGAAGGCTAATTCGTCAAGCAAAAGAGTCGTGATTGTCATACCCCGCGCAGCTGATCCTGTAGTAGTAGAGATAGATATTCGAGAACCATTATCAAATTCGCAAGCTGTAGTAGCAAACGATATGACACCGGGTTTAAGCCACTCAGGTAGCTCTTCATATGCTAGCTTTATACGTCTAAAAACTTCAATAGCAGTAGCTTCCTTGTTAGCAACAATCACTATATTTTGATAGTCATTAAAACACGCAACCCATAGTGCATAGATAGTTAGCAGAGTCGTCTTGCCACATTGTCGACTAGCTAATAATATTACTTTATTATTATCTCTCAGCGTCCTTAAAATTTGCTTTTGATAAGGAAAGAGCTTAATAACCTGCTTTTTACCTTTTTCAGGATTTATAATATAAAAAAAGTTCTCTGCAAAGTGAAGTAAGTTTTGCTTACTCTTTGCCATATCCTTTAACATCCATGGCTCGTAAGCAATCTGCGCCTCAGCAGCAGGTAAATTTGGATTTCCGAGATAGTATTTTGTTTTATTTGTATCTTTAGTCATCTTTATATAAATATATATATGGCAAAACCAAAGAATGACTTCACATCTATCGGAAATTTATACGGTAGTATGTTAAACGGTATTAAACACAAGCTTGTTTCAGAAGGCAAGATCGGACCTAAAGCAGGCGAAATCGGCGAAGCACCTTTGGTTAAAGGAGGACCACAGACAACGGCTGGTTATATGCCTGCTAAGATCGATAAGAAGACAATGTCTAAAAAAGATCTTAGTGATAATCTTTATAAAATTGACGATCTTTCATACGATGAAGACGAAGAAACTAAGAAGGCACCTAAAAAAGCCATGCGTAAGAAGATTAACCATAGTAAATCTAAAGCGGTAGCTACAAAAGACGACGGAGAACTAGTAAAAGAAAGTGGAAAAATCGCTAAGGAGAGACTAAATAACTTTATGAGAAGAAAATCGATTTTTGATAAACTTTACGAAAACGTTATGCAACCTGGTGGCGCTCCTAGTGGCCCTGAAAGCGGTGAAATGGATGATTCCCAAGAACTTGATGCTCTCGGCATTGAGGGTGAAGGTGATGAGTTTGGTGATGAAGGTGAAGTAACCTTTACACTTGATCGCGCTACAGCTGAAAAACTTCTTGATGTTCTTAATTCTGCTATGGGACCTGATTCTGAAGAGGATATGATGGGCGACGATGAGTTTAGCGATACAGAAGACATGGGTGAAATGGGTGATGAAGATGAAGAAGGCTTCTGGGACGAAGACGAAGAAGAGCTTGGCGGTGCTAAGAATCTTTCGACTGAAGTCAACTACGGCAAAAATAACAAAGTCGGTAATCTTAAAACACAATCTGGCGGAGCTAATTCAGCATATACTGATAAAGTAGGTAATGACGGTGATCATGGTCACGCATTACACGGTGCTAAGCAACCCAATATAGGTAAAAGTAATAAGGTCAGCAAGCTCAAGACTGGTAAGTCCTTATTCGAACAATAATCAAACAATAATAATTAGAAAAGCCCTGTAGTTTACCACTACAGGGCTTTTTTTGTATAAATATTAACATGGTAACGTTTAGGGAGTACTTACTCGAATATGTAAAAGATAAAGACAAATCTTTATTTTTTGGAATATCAAAGATGAAGCATGGTAATAACGGTAAAGATTGGAATAATCCCCACGGACGTAAGCACATCAACACTGTACCTATAGAGTATAACCATAAGCATCCGATTATAAATAGTATATGTCAGGGTAAAGCAGATAATATACAGGTCACAGGGGCAAATCTTAATAACATATTAAATCTTTATAATATGGTATTTGAAGTGGGTCTTAAGACAATAGGTAATTCTGATGTTGAGATAGAAATGTTTGAAGATGAGGAAAGCAGACAGTTTGGCAAACTAAGAAATAAAAAGAAGGTACAACCAAATGGCCTGTAATACTACACGATTAAGCTGCACGCCAGCGAATACTTTTATAGCGTTAGCGCCTCAAGGTATTTGTGGTCAGTTTGCTAACCCCGTTAATTTTCAAGCAGAGCAGATTATATATGATGCAGCTTACCGCGACTTAATTAACAATTTCGGGATACCTATTAACTTTTATGTTAATACATTTAACATGTTGTCAGCTGATTTAATATACGGTG